ATTACATTTAATTAAAATAAACAGAAATTAAATTTTTTTTTAATGAAAAAGGGTAAAACCTCAAAAATTGTAGGATTTAAAAACACTAAAGTCACTTATGGTACTGTTGATTCATTTGAATTAAAATCAATTTACTTAAATATCCAAACTTGGGTTGAACCCCATAAAGATTCAGATAATTGGAACAGAGTGGTTTTAAATCAGTCTAGGTCAATAAAACATACAATATTACGTTCAATAAACCACAATTTATTCAAAGAAAATTTTATAGTAGATTTAGACTTGAGGTCAAGTGGAATTAGTTTAAATAAAAAATCATTCTTGAATCTTGAAGTTAATTTATTTACAAATATTGATAATCTTGATTTTAAAGACAACTCCTTGAAAGAGTCATTAAAAGACTTAACAAGAAACATAATTAATTCAAATTTCAATAAAAATGATTATTTTAAATTCTCAATTACCAAAAAGACTAAGTCTTCAAATGTATAAATATCAAATTTATGATATTTATGTTAAAAAACATATATGGACTTAAAAATAATTAAACCTGGAGAAATTGGTAAGGGAATTTTAATTGAATATGATGCAGGTTATGTATCACCAAGAACTGAATATAATTCATTTATATTAGAACAAAAATCTTATTTAGACTATTCAAAACCATTTGAATTCTATGCTGTATTACAAAAATATAACACACCAAATCGTAATGGTAGAATTTATCCAGAAAAGATACTAAAAAGAGAAGCCGAGAATTATAAAAAGATGATTCAAAAAGGAACGTCTTTATCTGAATTAAATCACCCAGAATCATCTTTAATTGATCTTGATAGAGTATCTCATATGATAAATGAAGTTTGGTGGGAAGGCCCTATATTAATGGGTAAACTCAAATTATTAACATCCCCAGGATTTCACGAAAGAGGAATAGTATCAACTAAAGGTGATATGGCGGCAAACTATCTAAGACAAGGTGTTACTCTTGGTATTTCTTCTCGTGGAGTTGGTTCATTAAAAAAAGTTGGAGAACAAAATGAAGTTCAAGATGATTTTGAATTAATTTGTTTTGACCTAGTTTCTTCACCATCAACACCTGGTGCTTATCTTTTCTTAAATAAAGAAGATAAACATATGTATGAAGAAAATCTTGAAGAAGAGAAAAAAATGGCAATTGAAAGAAATGTTGGGGATAGCGGAAACAAATCATTAGAACTAATGAAAAAATTATCAAAATATGGCTTTTAAAACTATTGATTTTATAGAATTTATTTTTTAATATTGTTCATATTAATAATTAAAACAAAAATAAAATGGAAGAAGGACAAAAATATTTCATAGCAAAGATTGCTGAAGAGTTTAATGATGATGAAACAGGAAAGAAAAAAAAGGTTAAGTTAGAAAAATTAGTTATGGGTTATTCTCCAACTGATGTTGAAGCTAAAATTACTAAAATTTATGAACACTATACTCACGATTGGAGAATCACTGCTATAGTTGAAAGTAAAATTGACGAAGTAATTCAAGATTAATTAAAATTTTTAATCATTTATTAAGGTCACTTGTAAAAAACAAGTGGCCTTTTTTTTATTTTTTATATTTTTTTTTAAATGATGATATATTTATAATAAAAAATGAAAATGACAGAGAAAAAATCTTTAGTTGAGGAAGCAATACTCCAAATGAAAAATTTAGAGGAAGTTGTAACTGAAAATGCAAAAGGAATACTTGAATCAACAATGAAACAAGAAATCAAAGAATTGGTAAAAGAATCTCTCAAAGAACAAGACGATGAAGAGGTTGATGATGAAGATGAGGATATGGACATAGAAGATGACAATATGGACATAGAAGATGACGATATGGACATAGAAGATGATGATATGTCAGAACCTAATATGGAGGTAGACACAATAGACCTCACAAAACAACCAGCGTCAGAAGTCTTAAAAGTATTCAAACTTTTAAGTCCTGAAGATGAAATCGTTGTAACCAAAGATACTGCGGGCAACATAAACCTAAAAGACAATGAAACAAACAAAGAGTATATGATTGTTAGCGAAGGTATGGATGAATACGATGAATACGATGAAATGTATCATTCTAATGATATGATGGAAATGGATGATGAAATGGACATGATGGAAATGGATGATGAAATGGACATGATGGAAATGGATGATGAAATGGATATGATGGAAATGGATGATATGTATTCAAAAGAAGAAATGTATGAAATGGATGATATGGAAGAACCAATATATGAAATTGAAATGGATTCAGATGATGAAGATAGTGATATTCAATCAATATTTAAAGATGTATTTGGAGAGGAAGAGGAAATGGATGATGAAGAGTTTTTCTTAGACGTTGAAGAATCATTATATGAAGCCAAAAAATCTATGAAACCTAAAGGAATTGGTATGGGTTCAGCTTCTAAATTCAAATATCCTAAAACTCCAAATCAAGAAGGTGGGTTCAAAGAAAATATGAAACAAGGTACTAGAGGTGTAGGTATGGGTAAAGTTAAAAAAGATATCTACAAATCTGATTCTCCAAGTTTTGATGGTGAATTCTCAAAAAAACCAACCAAATCAAAAGAGACAAAAGTAGGTATGATGATGACGCCTAAGAAAATGGAAACAAAAGAGGCCGCACGTACTTATGGAAATGGTTCTAAAAGTGGTCGAGGTCTTAGAAAAGGAATTACACCTAACAGAAATCTTACTTTTGAATCTATAGATTCACAAGAATTAGATTTACTTAGAGAAAAAAATGAAGAGTATAGAAAAGCATTAAATATTTTTAGAACTAAACTTAATGAAGTTGCTACATTCAATTCAAATTTAGCTTACGCTACAAGATTGTTTACTGAACATTCAACATCAAAACAAGAGAAAATTAATATCCTTAAAAGATTTGATGGTATTGAGACTCTTAAAGAATCTAAAAATCTTTACAAAATCATCAAAGACGAACTTACTACAACTAAGACTAGTCAAATTACAGAATCAATTGAAAGAACAATCGAAAAAACACCTTCAACAGGTTCGGCAATTAATTTAATTGAATCAAAAACATATGAAAATCCACAATTCTTAAGAATGAAGGATTTAATGTCAAAATTAAAATAAACAATAAAACTAAAACAAAACAAATACAAAATGGGAGCATTATTAGAAAGCGGTCTTGTTGGTAATATTGGTTTAAAACACCTTAAAGTTATCAAAGAAGATACTATTAACAAATGGGATAGATTAGGATTCCTTGATGGCCTTAGAGGTCACCTAAAAGAAAACGTAGCTCAGTTATATGAAAACCAAGCTTCGCACTTAATCAATGAGGCAACATCTGATGGAAGTTCTGGTTCATTTGAAACAGTTGTATTTCCAATTGTTAGACGTGTATTCTCTAAATTATTAGCAAATGATATCGTATCTGTACAAGCTATGAACTTACCAATTGGTAAATTGTTCTACTTCGTACCTAAAATCCAAGGTTATAACACTGGAGCTACTCAACAATTTTATGGTCCAGATGCTTCAGGAACTCACAGAGCACCAATAGGAAGTCCTACTAACTATCCTGGTGATGTAAATGGAGGTTATGGTACTAGTCCTAACTCATACACTAAAAATCTTTATGATTTATTCTATGAAGGTGCTGAACCTGGTTTAGATCCTGCTGGTCTTTTTGACTATTCAAAAGGTCAATGGCAAGCTATCACAGCTTCAACAACTGTTCAGGTTTGGACTGCGGGTACATTAGTTAGTGCAACAACACAATTTAATCCAAGTTTAACTCCAAATGGTATTACACTTAGAAAAGTTATTGTTAAAATGTGTGGTTTCAGAAATAATGGTGTGGGTAAACTTATTGCACCTGATGGAAATGAGATTGATACAGAATCATTCTTATCTGACCTAAAACTTTTCTCAACAAATAATAGAGATAATACTCCAGCGTTAAGTGGCGATTCATGTGGCGTTATTTATAATGCCGATGGTACTCAAAAACCATTATTATTTAGAGTTGTTACACAACAATATGGTAAAGGTATTGTTTCACCAACATCAACCCAATTCACAACTACTTTCCCAACTAATGGTGGTGGTGGTACTTATAATGACACATGTGACCAAAATGGTTGTATTTATTTAGAAATTGACCTTTCTTGTCCAGTATGTGTAACTTGTGATGCTGGTTCAATTGATGGTTATACTGGTACAACATTGGATGACGTTCTTTCTGGAACAGTATTTACTGGTGTATTCAGAAGATACGAAGAACTTGAATTTGAA